CAAGTAAGAGAAGGTCTGCCACAGAGTTTCTCTAGTACAGTTAAAGTCAGCTGCTGGTGCACAATGTCCTTTGTCCCAAACATTTCCTTCATAATCCTTTCCGTCTGAGGTCTTTACACTATCGTTGGTGTAAAAGTCCATTCCCTTACGAGGATAAGAACCTGTAGGGCATTGTACCGTGTACCATACACGTTTAGGTTGCTGAAGGACTTCAGAATAAACACAAGAGTAAATAGGAGTTTTAATTAACACACTGTCTCTCTGTGAGTATACAGTAAGAGAATAGAGACAAAGAAGGAGGATTATAAGTTTTTTCATGGTTATAAGATAAGGCTAAAGATGGCAAGAATAGACATACCTAAGAATCCGTACTTGTACATCTTCATCTCAAGATTCTTGCGGTCTATTACACGATTAAGTCTAGTTACTTCTTTCTTTGACTCTTCTACCATAACCTGATAGTTAGGGACAATAGAATCCCTATACAAATTAATTTGCTGACTGTCTAAATGAATTACGTTCTTAAGAACAACGACTCTCTCTCTGGCTTTGATACCTTTGAGGAATTCGTTATTCAACTCCTTTAGCGGTAAGCTGTCTAGAGATTGTGAGTAAGAACTTTGTGCCGTCAATATCAGGCATAGTGTCAAGAGCAATCTGAATAGTATCATACTTGAGGTTGATTTTTTCATAGTAACTAAATTGTTCATGTTTAAGTGTAGATAAAGAATCTACTCTACTGAGGAAACTCTCATTGCGTTTCTCCATTGAGTCCATGTAAGCCATAAACTTTTCTTCGTTTCCGCTACTTAAGCTTTGTCTTTCCCATAACAAGAAGGCTACTGTTATTAGCAGTAGCCCTATAACAATAACTTCAATCTTGTTTTTCATTTACTTTATGTTGGTCGATTTTATCTAAGATTAACTGCAGTAACTCGTTTTTAATTAACCCTGCCCTAGCTGCGTTCTTAAGTGCACTTATAAGCTGAAAGAGAATGAAGGGAGCACAGATAGTCTCACTTAGCCAGAAAGTACCTTCAAAGCCCTTCTCAATCATCAAGATACCTGTAAGCATAAATACCCACACCACTAAAGTTTTAAGCACGCTAAGAGCCTTATGCGTCTTAAAGCCTTCCATCTTAGTTCCTGCCCATACCCCAAAGAATCCATCTATAAACACAACAGCAACTACAGCTAAGTACTGTTCAGCATTATCTGCTCCTAGATTAAGGAAGTAAGCTCCTAAAAAAGCTAGGAGAGTTGTACCTGTGTATAAGAGGAAAGAGGTTTTCATTATTCAGTAGGAGGGAATGGTGGGGCTGGTGGTGGTATGTATTCGGCTTGTGGTAAATCAAGAATCCAAGCGTAAGCACTTGCCAAAACTTCGGGCTTGTCCTCATCGCTTAGGAACAAAAACCAAACTCCGTTAATATCTTGAACGCAATTAAAAAACTGATAAGGCGTGTAATACTGCCCTTGAATCAAATCCTTTTGTTCGGGGGTAAGTGTGTAACCTATCATTATACTTGTCTTGAAAGGGTTGTTTGAAATGCTTGTACTGCGGTGTAATGGTTACTCGCTTGGGTATCAGTCAAGCCATTGGCATAATAGTAATATGAAATTAGGTGATTGTCAAAAAATGCGGCAGTTCCGTTGCTATTTATACCACCTATATACATATTTTGATTTGGCAAACTTGCAATTGTTATAGTGCCACTTGCTCCTGTTGTATTATTAGCATAAATCTTTGAAGAAGTTAATAATTGATTCGCTTGAACCATTCCAACCGTACCGCCAAGAATTTGAAGTCCACCGCCTAATGGTCTATAAAATTCGCATACATTATAGGACTTAAAAGAATGCATTAAATATGCTGGTGGTGAAGCACCGTGATAACTATCCGTAGCCCTATTTGCGGTTGAACTTGTATAACCTCCAAAACTCAAAGATGTAACAGATAAATTTGTACTTGCGTTTAATCCGCTATTCATAAAAGCACTTGTTCCGTTTGGAGTCACTCCCGTACTTGCAAAAGTCCAACCACTTGAAAATGTACCCGTAAAACTTGCACTTTTTAAGTTCTGCGCACACGCCGCCGCACTTGCCCCCACCATTGGGTAAATGGCTAACATAGGTGTCCAAGTTCCGTCTGCTTTCATAGTAACTACCAAAGTATTAACAGCCGTCTGCTCAGTAGCACTTAACGTTCCACCAGCAGCAGTTACACGGGCAAAAAATGCGGCCGCATCCGCATCAAACGATGCACCCCCACTACTAGGAGGTCTTCTATCTACCCCTATACCAACACCAATCATTACTTATAGGCAATTACACTACCTGAAGAGATAGCAAATCCTGTAATCACTCCTCCAGGAAGAAATGCTCCTTGCTTGAAGGTGATAGTACTCATACCATTGTTAGACAACTCAGAAGCACCATTGACAAGAAATTCTGTGAATACAGTATCTTCTTGTACTACTAGTGCATTGTAGCGTACGTTTGATACAGTACCTGTGCCGTGACGTTTAAAGCCTCCAGAGCCTACAGAAAGTCCAGTGTGTGCTGAAATCGCTCTCAAGCGTTTTCCTTGTTCGTTTACTTGTTGATAATTATCCATTTTCTTTCGTTATTAAAACCGACTTGCGTCCGACATTACAAATTTAACTTTATTTATAAATAAGTCAAGTAGTTAATCAGGGTCACTAAAAGAACTATCTTCTACGGGTTCTAGTTCTCTTAGTTGGCTTTTAAGAGTTCTTATCAAGTCTCTAGTGTATCTCTTTTCTCTACTTATAGATTCTTCGTAACTTTCACTCTTCTCAGCTTCAGGGATACTCATTCCAGGCATGGCTACTTTTAATAACTTATCTAGTACTTTGCGTGACTCTTGTCCTTCCTTTGCTGCTATTTTCTTTTCTTCTTCGTAGTTACGGATGACATAGTTCTTGTCTTGCATTTCTACCTTAGCTAGTCGTCTTTCTGCCCACTCTAAAAGATTAGTTCTAAACTCTTGTATGTTCTCGGACTTCAAAGCAGTCAAGTCGCCAGCTTCGTACTTTTCTATATTCCCTAAGTCCCTAGCCAATAAGTCTTTTTGTAATTCTTGGATCTTTTTATCGTTCTGTACATAGTCTCCCAAAGGATCTTTGAGTCCAAGCATAGGACTTAGTTTAAGTATGTCTTGTACACGTTTCTTAGGTTCGGTAAATGGCTTTAATCCTAGTTCTACTCCATAAACTTTAAGTAAAACTGCTTGCCATCTCTGTAATCCTGCCGTTGGCTTTGGTGTATTTACCACACTCTTACCTCCTATACCGCCTCTACGTTGTTCATAGTACTCTCCAAAAGGATCTGTTACGTTTTTCCAATCAAATACAGCTTCATAGATTTGGTCATAGCTTCTCATCTGTTGTCCAAACACAGTATACAAGCCATGTTTAACTACACTAGATACACCTTCTCTATCTTCCCCTGGTTTGTCTAGAGGTCTGCGGAAAAATGTCTTATAAATATAATTACTAGGAGCTAGTATAGGATGTAAGCTGATATACTCGTCATAAGTACCCAATGCAATTAACGCAAGTAAGGATAGTACTTTATCTTCTCCGTCACCTCCTGATAGATTTGCAAGTACCATTCCAATCAAAGAGTAAGAAAGCAAATGTAACCCCAATGCATTGCCAGTATCTCTAACTATTCTTTCGTACTTTTCTTTCTCAAGGGCAGTACTTCCCAGATTGGTTCTTTCTCTATTAGATAAGTATTGAAGCTTCCGTACGATTGCTTTACCTCCTGCCCTATAAAAACCTTCTTCTATGTTTCCAGTATATAAACTTAGTCTTTGTTTCCCGTAGTTTGTCTGTAGTAAAGGTTGTAACCACCTTTTCATACTAAAGACAAAAGACGTGAATATATTACCCTCATAGAAAGAACGAGTTCTTGTAAAGTAGTTACCCTGTGTACTAGTGTAGAGTTCGTGTATTTGGTCTCTTAAATACTGTTCTACTTGACGTAGCTTTTCTCTTTTTACCTTATTAGAATCTTCTAGTGACTTGATCTTTGTATCTTGTTTTTTAAGTAAGTCATTTAGAGCAATCTTTTGTGGGGTAGACAAGCGGTCATAGCTTGATACCTGTGCTGAGGATAAATAATTGTTTAGGATTTGTTGGCGTTCTACTATCAAACTCCTCATAGCATTTTGCTCCAAACCAAACACACCGTCTTTAGGCACAAGCATACCATTTATTACATCGTAAGCATCTTCTAATTTAATCTGTACTTCCTGTCCATTAACCATCATAGGTACGGTCATACGTGCCATCAATGCTTCGTAGATGGGAATTGTAGATGCCATCTCCGTATATCCAAATATCTGAGAACTAAAGTTGTTTAGATTTATGTACTTATAGATATTACGTTGGTGTACATTACCAGCCATTGAAGTTGGATTTGCACTAGGTACAGCTCTAAAATACATTAGTTTTAATGCATAGTCATTGTACTTACGAGAACCATTCTCTAATTGCATTAAACTTCTGTGACTTTGCATTCCCTTCCACCAAGCCTTTAACAATTCCTTACGTGTAAGACCATACTTGTTCTTAGACAACATAATCTTTAAGAAGTTATTAAAGACGTTTTTAAACAGACGCATAAAGTTAAATACCAATGCTCTAGTCTGTGTGAACCTAAACATTCGTCTAAATACCCTAGCGGCAATCTTTAGGTATTTGTTGTCTGGATTGCTTACTTCACCTCCGTAAAAGAATCTGTTTACTTCGTTGTCAATAACTTGTAAGTCGTTCTTAGGAGTTTTTCCTTCTAGGGCTTCTCTAGCGGCAAAGATTGCAGGCATAGCTTTTTGTAAACCTTGGAACTCTGCAGCGTATACTCCATAATTAGCTAGAGATTGAGTCAACAGGTGGGATACTTGATTGACATTTACAGGTTGTTTGTATCTAGTTTTAATTAATTGTACTTTACGACCTTTACCACGACTCTCTGCGTTCTTATTAGCTTGGATAATACTACTGTCTACTTCATCTAAAGTTTCTCCAGGTAATCCTTCCCTCCACAATAGTTTAATACTGTCAAAGAAAGTATGGAATCTCTTTTTAATGTTTGTTTCAGTTACTCTTTCTTGACCACTTTTGACTGCGTTTGGTACTACATAACCTCTAAGTCTTTGACTTGCAGGGAGTTTTCTTTGAATGTCTTCATACAAACCTACCAAATCTCCTACCAACGCTTTGTCTTCATTGTTTAACTTTTCGTAGTCTGGGTTATTATATTTACCGTCAGTAGTTTCTTTGGGTCTTAAATCCCCTAAGAAGTTATAGTCTTTGTTTTTGTACTCGTCTCTTACCCTAGGGATAGTCCACTCAAAGCTAGGATTCTCTTGTCTAATATATTTAGAGTCAGAAGGAATGGTCTTAGTCCAAATATATATAGGGCGTTCTGTTACATCTTCAAACTCTTCTCCCGAATCTTTATCAAATCTTTTGCGTACTATGCTAATGTGATTGGCTTTATACCAGTCAGTGTCACGCATACGTTTATTGACTTCATTAGAATAAAGAACACTATAGTAAGCATCTATTAAATTCTTTCTGTAGATAGCAGATTTAAGGTCTGTTAAAGTTTGAGCTGTAGGCAACTCGTCTAATGCACTAGGGTCTGAAAAAATACCAACGTCTAAATGGTTGCCATCAGTTTCAATAAAGTGGTCTGCCATCTTTTCAGCCTTGGTTTGCATTTCTGCAAGTAAAACTGTCTCAGTAGCGAGTTGACCTCTAATGTTTCTCTTGACACTTTCTACTACTTCGTAGTAATAGTCTGTCTTCTCTTTTGTTTGTAGTGCAAACAATCTTTTGAACAATCCTTTTAACAGAAGTTTATCTGCATCTGTCATGTTACGATTCTGGTCAGCAGCATCCTTTAAATCTTCTATCTCATTTTCAATCTCACGGATAGTTTCACTTAACCCTAACTCAACTGCCGAACCTACTATAACTCCATCTTGGTCTCTATAACCTTTAACTGCATTAAACAACCTAGTATATGCATCGTTAATCTCTGGGCTCTCTCCATATTTAAGAAAGACTGCCTTAATCTTATCAGCAATAGTTTGTTGTAACTCAAAAAACTGAGGATCTATTTCTATTCTAGTGTTGTTCTTGAGCCAAGTAGCTAAGTTGTTTTGTGCTTCTACTAGATTTTCTTTTTCTTCAAACAACTTACTTTGGAGTGCAGTTGTGTTTTGACCTAAAGCTTCTGCATCTGCTAAGTCTGTTTCTAGAATACCAATACGAGTCTTAACCTGCTTTACAGCATCTTTACGACTTTGCTTTTCAATGTTAAACCTCTTAAGTACTGCTTCAGGAATAGTAAACTCAACAACATCAAGTTCTTTTCTTCTCTGCTTATAAGATATAATAGATTCAGCAATATCCCTTTCTTTTGAGCCTATGGGTTTTTCTGACCCGTCCTCATTAAATATAGAACCTAATCTCTCGTATTGTCTTCTTAGGTCTCCACGTACCTTACGATCTTCTTCTGTAGAGTCAACGTCTCCAAATACGTCTATGTGTTCTTTTATCTCGTCTAGTAAGGCGGCTCTAGCTTCACGAGCTTCTTCACTTAAAAGCGATTCTGCCTGATAATACTCATCCGTGTATCTACCTACTGCATACTTTTCTTGGAAATCTCCCAATGCTTTTTCCGCTGCTAGTATATCAGCTTCAACTCCTGCCTTTTCTGCTACTTCTAAGTTATGCTGAAGGTCAAGCAAATCAGAGTAGAACTCAGCTTCTTTGAATTTAGTGTTATAGGCTAACTGTTTTACTTTAGTTCTTCTTCCTTGCTCGTCATAATAGATCATATCTACCTCACGAGTTAACCCCTGGTAATGTTTATCTACAGTACTAAAGGCACTTACATTCCCTCTTTGTTTGTTTCTAGCTTCTACACGACGTTCAATGGCTTCTGCTCGTGTAGTTGTATCTATACTTGAGTTCTCTGCTTCTGTTAAATGGACATCTAAGAACTGTTTAAGTACTTGAACTACAGGGCTGCCAGAACTCGTAGCCATACCCATGTATACATTCCACATAGTTGCTCCTTCATATGAAGGGTCCATACCTCTTTGTAGAAGTATTTGTATGTTCTGTGTAGTTGGCACCCAAGACAAAAAGTACTTTAAGTTTTGAATGTCTGACTCTAGATTTTTTACCTTCTTATCTTCATTGTTAGCTTGTGCATCTAGTAACAAAGCTTCTTTAGCAGCAAGTTCTTGATTAAGTTGACTGTCTGAAGCTTGTAGCTTTTTACTAATTAATCTAAAAGGTTCTGCAAGCTGAGAAGCTACGGGAATAATAATAGCTTTTTGAGCAGCAGTACGTAAGTTAGTACTATTGTTTTGTATTCTTTCTAACTTGGTCTGTAACTCTTTAACAACTACATCATAGTTTTCTATTTGTCTTCTGCGTTCCTGTAAGAATTCTGCCTTACCAGTTGGGTCTAACGCCAATTGGTCTTTAGTTACATTCATTACAAGTTCAGGCATCAACAAGCTATTAAAGCTTTCTACTTGCTCGTTGATTAAGTCCGATAGGTTTTTAGCGTAGTTAAACAAACGTATAGCCTCTACATCTGACATCTGGCTTAGATTGTCCTCTGTTGTTTTGACTGTTGTTTGAATCCGTTTAAGTATGTTCTCTAATGCATCTATATAACTTACAGTAGAGTTAATAGTATCTGCTACTCCAGCACTAGATATATTGCCAAGCTTTTGTTTAATTCTTTCAATAGAGCCAAAGCGTGGATCTATCTCTGATAAAGCTTGAGACATCTGTGCCCAACTAGAACTGTTTAAACTCTCTCGTACATAGTTTTGAAACTTACTTAAATCTATTGAAGGAGGCGTTACTGTGGCACTACTATAGGGAGCATTGAATCTTAGTTGATGTTCTCCTGCCAGTTCAGGCATATCCTCTAAACTTTCTAAGTAATCAAAGTACTCGTTTAAAGTAACATCTAAGTCACTTAAAGATACGTTGGTAAACTGACCCTTTAAGAATCTTTTTATAGTTGCAACAAGTCTTCCTAGTAAGCCAGTATTCTTAGCTTTCTGTTCTGCCTCTTGGAGTGTTTCTCTAAAATAAGGATTAGATAGATACTCACTTACAAACTCTTCAGTATTCTTAAATCCGTAGTTATTCTGAAGTAAAGGAAAGTTACTTCTGTATTGGGATAAATACCTATCCATCTCTTGAGAGAATTGTATCTCTGCAGGAGTTTGAGGGTTAGTCAAAGCGTGGATAGTGTATGCGTGTAATGTCTCGTGGATAAGTTCCTTAACGAAACTTTTACTATTAAAGTCAGATGAAACCGTCTTACCTACGTATACCGTATTGGTTTTAGGGTCATAGAAAGATCTTTGATACTCGTCTGCTACGGTAGCATCATCAAACACTACCAACTTTAAAGTTGGATTAATCCTAAGTAAGCTACTAAGTCTGGTTAAGATTTCCTTTTGGAAGTTCTCTATCTCCCCGCTATTAACAACTCCGTCAATAAGTTCTTTTAACTGTGCATTAGAAAAGTCCTGTACGCTGTTGACTATCAAAGAAGGGAACTTTACTTTGTTTAAGTATGCTTTACTTACAGGCTTTAAAGTCTTTTCAGATATAGCTGGTTTAACTGATAAATAGTATTTACCATCACGGGTTACTACCTCACTTGTGATTAAATCATACTTAGGGTTTAGATTAATCTCTTCGTGGATAAACTCAAAGGCATTGGGATTTGTATATCCTATGTTCAAGTATCCAAGAGAAGCTACCTCTTCTATTTGTTCTGCTGACCTAATCTCTTGGTCAGTCATATTCAATCTAAGATGTTTGTTAATCTCCTGTATGCTAGGCTCTCCTACAAAGTTTAACTTAGGACTATATCCTAGTTGTTGCTTTGTCCAGTCAAAACCAAACTCTGTTTTAAATGTATTTGTAGTCAGTGCCTCATAAATACTTTTACCTTGTGCAGGTGGAAAGAATGAAGTCAACTGATAGTATGCAGGACTTGTAACTTGAAGACCTGACAGAGGGGATTTTATGGTAGCAAAACAAGACATTATTTACAAATTTAATCTATTTAAGAACTAAATCAAGGTACTTCACAACTCACCTCTTCAAAGCTAATGCTATTGAGGTCTGGAGTATCTGGGGCACTTGTTTTATCTAGAGACAAAGTAAGCTGTAGAGGCTGCTGTCTTAAAGGAGCTTCGTATACTTGAGTATCAGGTATCTGAACAGATGTTTCCATTACTTCAAATAAACTATCCTCTAAGTCGTTTAACTCCTGTAAAGCTAAAGCGGCATCGTCTTTGTAAAAACCTTCAGGTCTATAACTCACAGGTAACTCAAAAGCTTCTTGTAAAGATACTTCTTCAAACTTAACTTGATATGCGGCCAATAACTTAGGTGTAATGTATACTTGGATAGCAGCACCATCGGTATAACTACGTCCTCCAAAAACAACTCCAAATAACTTTCTTGGTATGTTTAACTCATTAGATATAGCAACTGCCGTACTGTCTGCAATACTACGTACTTTCTTAACTGTATTCATACTAGCATCCCTAGAGTTTACTGGGAGAAATATCTCTCCTGTACCCAGTAGTTTAAATGCATTATTTTTTGTCTTAGCAATCGTAACTGCCTTAGGAGTTATCTGACTGCTAATTTCTCT